TGTGGGAGTGCTGTTGCTCTGTCTGTGAACAGGATGAGTAGGTCTTCTAAGTCCCAGTTCATTGCTTGGCAGTGTTGGGCTATTCCTACGGCTATAGCTTTTCTAACATTTTTGTCTCCGAATTCTTTGGCGAATAGGAGTTGTTCGTTGATGTAGTCCCACATGCTTTGTGACGCATGGGGTTCCGGCTCATTTTTTCTGTAGCTGAATGTTACGAGTCTTTTTGTCATTGTTCTAGTTCTTTCTGTTTGGTTTGGTGGATGATTGCGAACGCTTCTTTGGTGCGTTGGTCGTCTAGTTCTCGTTTGGTGAGGAAGCGGGTGGGTTTTGTGGGGTTGGCCGACTGGGTGTCGGGTTCGTCTTCCCAGCGTTCTTGGTTGAGCCAGGTGGATGCCCATGCAGTGTATTGCATGTCTTGGTCTTGTCTTTCGAGAGCATATTTTTTTGCTCCTGAGAGGATGGTTTCGGCATCCGTTTTTTTGAGTGCTTTGCTGAAAGCTAGTTTGGCTTCTGCTTTTCCTTTTTTGCGTGGGTAGATAGACCAGAAGGTGTTGAAATTTTCTGTTGCCTGTATTTCTATGGTTAATTGACTCTGTTTAATATTGGCTTTGATTAGAGTGTCGTTTTCTGCACTAGGGGTAGCGTCAAATTTGCACCAGGGTGGTGTCGTTTTTTGCACTAGGGTAGTGTCGTTTTCTGCACTAGGTTGTTTGGTTATCAGATGGTAGATGTTGCTTTGATATTGCAGCAGTTCACCTTCACCTACAGTTCGATGCTCAACGTGTACTGCACCTAATTCTTGAAGTTCTTTGATAGCTTTGTCAACTGATCTGATTGATACCCCAATTTTTTCGGCTATCGTTTTTCTGCTGGGAAAACATGTGCCTTTTTGGTTGGCGTATCTGTTGAGGACTGCGTATACGCAGATAGCTACGGGACTCTTTTGGGAGTAAAGAATCCACTCAGGCAAAATAGCGAAGTAGTTGTCGCTTTCTGCGGAGGAAGATTTGATATCATTACTAATGGCAATCACCGCTTTGGTTGTCCGGCCCCCGACAGTTATCGCTGTGCGGGGGCATTTACTGTTTTGAGCATATCACACATTTTTGTTTTGGGTGCGCTATACTATTTCTTGTCAACTTGTACTCTCTCCGAGTTGACCCCCATAGCGAACCCCTGCCCATCTCACCCCCTTTCAGTGGGCAGGGGTCTCGTTGGGTATATGATCGGTAGACGATGACTGGTAACAAAAATAGTGGCCGCAAGTTTATTACTCCCGAAGACAAGATCAGGTTTTGGGAAGCTCGTGCCGCCGGCATAACTATCAAGGAAGCCTGCAAAATTGCGGGTATTCATTACAACACTGGTCAAGAGTGGGATAGTAAGCGTCGTAAGATGCAGGCAGAGTTGCAGGCAGCTAACCTTGAAGTCAAAGTGTCGGGGGTTAAAGCGCACCGTAACGGTGATAAAGTTGCTGAGTTGCGGGCGACGATAGATCAGACCGCAGAGTTACCTCCCGTTATCCCGTATGCCCGATTATCGGAACGGGCGAAGCATGGATGGGATGATTTTGAGTATTTCCGTCGAGTGTATTTGGGGCGTGTGTCGTCACCGTGGCAGGTAGAAGCCGCTTTACGCATTGTGGAATATTTGGAATCTGAAGAAAAAGAATTCCTAGTCTTGAACTGTCCCCCTGGTGCAGGAAAATCTACGCTGTTCCATGACGTTGCTGTGTGGTGCATTGTTCGTAACCGGTCTATCCGTGTGCTGATCGGGTCTATTTCGCAGACGCTAGCCAAAATGTATTCTCGTCGTATCCGTGAAACCTTAGAACGCCCCACCCGTCTGATTGCTGACCCTGAACTGGTACGCAAAGGGTTAGCGGTTGACGCTGAGGGATGTTTGGCACACGATTACGGCAGGTTCAAACCTACCGCTAGCGGTTCATTGTGGCGAGCCGAAGAATTCATTGTTGAACAACTCAACATCGGCATGCTCGAAAACAAAGAACCGACCGTTTCGGCTTACGGTATCGACTCAGAGTTCATTGGACATCGTGCCGACCTCTGTTTGTTTGATGACGTTGCGTCTACAGAAAACGCTAAAGAGTCCACTTCTCGTGACCGCCTACTGGAACGGTGGGATTCGATGGCTGAAGCTCGTTGCGATCCAGGCGGACTAGTCGCTGTAATCGGGCAGAGGCTCGGCCCAGGAGACTTGTACGCTCACTGCCTCAATAAAATCACATATGACGATATCGAGGATGATGATGATGCGTCGGGTGAGGATGCCACTGTCGAAGAACAGTTAAAAGACCCTGTTAAGAAACAGAAGTATCACCACATCATTTATAAGGCGTACTACGAAGAATTAGATACGGGAATCAAGTCCCGTTCTAAGAAAGCGTTACCGTGGCCGAACGGCCCGCTACTTGATCCGGTACGTCTACCGTGGAAAGACTTATCGTTTATCAAATACAACCAGCCATCCAAATTCAGGGTTGTATATCAGCAAGAAGATATCGATTTGGACTACCAGTTGGTTGAACGCACCATGCTGACTGGTGGTATGGGTGTTGACGGGGTGCAGTACCCTGGATGTTTGGACAGGGACAGGCAACCTGGGAATATTCAACGTGGGTTATCTGCTCCGTGGGTGTCAATTATCTCTGTTGACCCGTCACCTTCACAGTTCTGGGGTGTCATTTGGACAATTGTGCAACCTGACCTGGGGTTATACCATGTCGTTGACATTGAAAGAGTGAAACTAACTGCCGAAGAACTGTTGGGTTGGCAGATGGCAACGGGTGAGTACACCGGTATTCTTGAAGATTGGGTGTGTCGAGCCGACGAAATGGGTTATCCGGTGACTCACATCATTGTTGAGGTTAATGCGGCCCAGCGTTTCTTGTTGGCACACGATTTTGTGCGTCGCTGGCAGGCTTCCCGTGGGGTAAACATCATTCCTCACACGACTTCTCGCAACAAGTTGGATGAAAACTTGGGGTTGGAAGCTTTGATTCCACCAATTGTCCGGTCGGGTTCACTACGTCTACCCACTTTGTCGGGTAACTGGAAAACTTTGGCTTTGATCGAGGAGTTATGTTCTTGGACTAAGGATAAGAAGAAGGGTACTGACCTTGCGATGTCGTTGTGGTTTACACTTCTTCATGCGCCACGGTTGTCTGCGCCTCGTCTGCCTGCACAAAGATGGAGACCTTCGTGGTTGTAGACAGTTTCTGTGGTATATTTAGAGCAACTACTAGCAAAGGATTTCCTGTGCCACAAGTCGGTAATAAAAAGTTTCCTTACACTGCTGCTGGCATGAAAGCCGCTAAAGCCGCAGCCAAGAAGTCTTCTAGTTCTAAGATGACTACTTCGATGAAAAAGAAGAAAGCATAATGGCCGCTAAAAAAGTAAGTTCATCTACCCCTGTTGACCAAGCAGTTGCCGCTATCAAGCGTCGCTATCCTGGTACTGCTATGGGCGAGTTTAAGGGTGTCCGTTCAACGACACAGGCTGTTCAACAGTTTCAGGATGTTGTTGCTGAATCGGCTTTGACCGATAAGTACAACAATCGTACTTTGATGGCTGCTGCAGCTAAGGTCGCTACTCAACGGTTTGTTGCTTATGGTGGCGGTATGGAGGAGCAACGCAATAAGCGTAAGCCTGCTGCCGCTAAAATGGCAACCAAGAAAATGAAATAAGGAGATAACATGAAAGATGCAAAATCACGTGGCGGTTCTACCCCTGACCGTTTTGACAAAGAAGTTGCGGTATTGGTTAAGTATGGTGTCACGAAGTCAAAAGCAGAACAGATCGTTAATGGTCGTGCAGAACTTTTGATGCGTCAAGGTTTGCGCAGTAAGCCAAGCGCAACTCATAAGAGTGAAGGCAACCGCACCGGTGGCGGTGGTCGTTCGGCTTCAAATCCAAACAAGAAAATGAAGTAACAACTAACACATGCCAATTGAATATCGAGGCGAAACGTTTGCTGGCTACAACAAACCTAAACGCACCCCGTCAAACCCAAAAAAGTCGCATGCCGTACTAGCCAAAGAAGGTAGTACGGTAAAACTTATTAGGTTCGGTCAACAAGGTGTGTCAGGGTCACCAGCAAAAGCCGGCGAGTCTGATGCTTCTCGTAATCGACGGGAATCGTTTAAGGCTCGTCATGCCTCGAATATTGCTAAAGGTAAAATGTCTGCTGCTTATTGGGCTAACAAGGTGAAATGGTAACTATGCGATCAATTGAAGAAATAGTTGCACTGTACAACCATCGTCGTCGTTCGCTCGGCCCTGTACATCAGCAGATGCAGAGGGTACGAGAACTAGCTAACGGTGACATTATTGTTCCGCTTAATGAGTTGGATCGTAACGCTAAATCTTCTGTTGCTAACTTGCTTGTTCAGGGTTTGGATCAGATGTCTATGCGGGTGTCGTCAACGATGCCATCCCCATATTTCCCTCCGTTCAGGGAAGGTTCAGAACGATCTAAAGAAATGGCTTCACTACGCAAAAAAGCGATGCTGTCTATTTGGGATCAGAACCGTATGAACATGAAGATGCGTCGACGTGCCAGACACTTCCTCGCATACGCATCAGCACCAGTCATTCTGAAGCCTGACTTCAGAACATTGACTCCACGCTGGCATGTCCGTAACCCGCTAGATACTTTCCCTTGCCCGTCAGACGATCCTGACAACCCTGTCCCAAATGATTGCATTTTCACATACCGCAAACCCTACTCGTGGCTGGTAATGAACTACGCAGGTCTTGTTGATGGCCGTTTACGTTTAGGCAAAGTTGAATACGACACGATGTTCACCATCATTGAATACGTTGATGAAAACGAACTTGTACTTGGTGTTATCGGTGCAGAAGACAACCCGCAACTTACACAATACGAACGCTCAGGTTTAGACTTTATTGAACTAGAACGCATCGTGAACCGCACCGGTATGCCGTTGTGTGTTGTTCCGCAACGAATCACTCTTGATCGCCCACACGGACAGTTCGACGGTCTCATGGGAATGTTCTATACACGGGCAAGACTGCAAGCTCTTACTGAGATCGCTATTGAACGAGGCATTTTTCCTGACGAGTACCTTGTTGCTCGCCCAGGTGAAAACCCCGAAATTTTGCAGGTCGCTGACGGTAAGACAGGTTTGCTTGGTGTTGTTAAGGGTGGCGACATCCAAATCCAGCAGGTCAACCCAGGCTACAAAACCGATACTGCCCTTGATCGTTTGGAACGACAGGAACGACTTGAAGGTTCTATCCCCGCAGAGTTCGGTGGAGAATCAGGTTCTAACATTCGTACAGGCCGGCGTGGAGAAAACGTGTTGTCGGCTACTGTTGACTTCCGTGTTCAGGAAGCACAGGAAGTGTTTGCTTCTTCTATTCTTGAAGAAGACAAGATCGCTATTGCTATTGAGAAAGCGTATTGGGGTGACACTCCTAAAATGTTTTTCCTTCCTGGTCGTGCGGGGACAGGCAAAGTTGATTACACGCCTAACAAAATTTGGGAAACAGATTTCCATTATGTCGCTTATTCGGCAGCGGGTTCTGATGTCAATAATTTAATTATTGGTTTGGGTCAACGTGTCGGTACTGGTTTGATGTCTAAGGAATCTGCTCGTGAAGCCGATCCGCTTATCAGTGATCCTGATATGGAACATGATCGCATTATCGGTGAAGGTGTCGAAGCAGCGTTGTTGTCGTCTATCCAGCAGCAGGCCGCTAGCCCGCAGTCACCGTATCAGCCTGCCGATCTCGCTTCACTTGTCAAAAAAGTTATTATGGAAAACAAATCGTTGTTTGACGCTGTCGCCGAAGTTGATACTGCTGCTAAGGAACGTCAGGCCGCTGAAGCACCGCAGGGCGCACCTGAAACTATGCCAGGTCTTGCTCCTCCAGGTATGGGGGCTGAACAACCTGTCGCTCCACCCGAAGGCGCACAGGGTCAACCTGACATCCAATCATTACTCGCTCAATTGGGGGGCTAAATGGTCGATTATCCGAACCGTTCAGATTTGCGTAACCCTGCAACTAAAAAGGTTGCGTTTACGGGACAGACTTATGGGCAGGCTACACAGCAGGCTTCTTCTCAGCAAGCAGTGTCGCCTGGTTCTGCGCCGGCGGATGTTCAGGCACAGCAGGTTGCTCGACCTGTTCCTGGCGCACAGTCTTTAACCCGCCCTACTGAACGACCTGATGAACCGATTACTGCTGGTGCTGATATTGGTGCTGGCCCTAATGCTATGCAAGCAGGTTTACGCCCACGTTTCATACCTGTTGACGACAATCTTGAAACTTTGAAAGCCTTGTATCGCATGTACCCTTCTGATGGTTTGTTAGAAGTTATTTCTGCATACACAAATGGGAAGATGTAATGCCTTTCCCTTTCACAAAAACAGAAGAAGATCAAATCGATGATGAGAATGATGCGGCTAATCAACGTGTCATTCTTACTAATTCAACTGTTACTCCTCAATTATCTGATTACATAACAGATTTTTATAAAACTTATCCTGACGCAAATTTTAATGTTTTGATCCCTACCGCTAAAGCGTATGCGGAAGGTGTCATGGATGAAAAAACTGCTAAAGATTTTTTGTCTAGTGTCACATTAAAATCTATTCAAGATAAGTTGCGTAACTATAAACCACCGAAAAAGAAAAGTTGGTTTGAACGCAACGTTTCTGATAAAGCTAAGGGTGCTTTGCGTTGGGGACAAGCAGGCGTGAACTATGTCCCTGATGTAGTTAGCGGTGCTGCTGGCTATGTAGGCACAACAATCATGTCAGGTGTCCAGCAAGCATTTGGTCAAGCAACTTCAACAGGAACAGTTGACTTAACACCCACTGTTGTCCCTAAAAGCCCTCCGTTAAACCCTACTACCGCTATCGGTGTCGGTGACATTTTAGGTACTGGCGCACAAACTGTTCCTGAGTTCACAACCGGTACAGGCAGACCGTCAGCAATTTTGTGGGATCAAACATTATTAGGTGCGATGACTCAAAACCCTGATCTGATCGGGACAGGCTTTTTCCCTAGCCAAGAAATTATGGCGATTCAAGGTGAAGCGGCTCGTGAAGCACGAGGAACAATTGATGGCAAAGCGGCCAACCCTGGTCGAGTGTTAGCCAATGTTGTTACGCAACCAGGTTCTGTTGAATACAACATTCTTTCAGGTTTGATTGATATGGGTGTCGCTCTTGCTGTCCCGTCTTTCCCTGGTGGGAAGGCTGTAGTGCAGGGGGCTAAGGTTGGTGCTGAGGCAGTTTTGCCTTTGCGTACTTTGGCTGGTTTAACTAATGCAGAATCAGCAATGATTATCCCATCAAAAGTTACTGACTTTCTGCGATCTTCTTCTGGTCGTAGTGTTATTGAACGGATAGTGAAAATAGATTCTGTTGATGAAGCAATGGAAATTTTCCCTACTGCTAACGCAAAATTTTGGCAGCAAGTAACAGATGTTAAAGATGTTGCTAGTGTCCAAAGATTGTTGAATGACACGCTCGGTTTGGGCGACATCACTCGTGGTATCGGCCCTAGAAGTATTGATGATGTAAACATTTCACGGTGGGATACGGTGAAGCGTGAGTTGCCGTATTTTGGTACACAGAAAGAATCTAAGGTTGCTCGACTTATAGCGAACTTGCCAGGTCAGCATGTTGTGGTTGCTGGTGGTTCGGATCGTGAAGTTGCTCAATCTATTAAAAATGTTAAGAACTATTTGCGGGCCATCAAAATGGATGAAGGTGACCGTGTTAAATATGTGAACATGTTGACTCGTGCGTTGAACGAGGCTGATGGTTCTGTTCGTAATGTTGTTAAAGAAATTGAAGAAATTTCTAGGGCTTCTTTCGCCAAAATGGGTGTCAATGATGTTTTGAATAACAAACTTCATGAAGGCTGGAAAGGTTTTAAGGAGATCGTAGATGACACTTTGTATGGTGCTATTGACGATCTTGGTACTTCCGCAGATTTTGGTGGCTTGTTTACTTTTGTGTCTGATACTGGTCGTGTCATAACCGTTAATCAACCTTTGAATACTGCGATTGTGCAGTCTGAAGCGTTGAAGCATGCAATCTTTTTGGCTGACCCTCGCCGAGTTCGACGCATTGCTTCACAAAAAAATCCTTTGGCGTGGCTAACCACAGCAGATGCTGTAACAAGAGGAAATAGATTTGGTAAATTGCGTTTCCCTATTTCTGTTATTGAATCATTGCAAAACGAGTTGTGGCGGCCAATGACTTTGATGACTGGCGGATATGTTTTGCGTAACATGAGTGACTCTTTGCTACGTCAATCTTTTGCACCGAATATTCAAACAGGAATATTCCACCCGTTAGATTTGATCCAAGTCGCTATGTTCAAAAAGTTTCAAGGCGACATTTTAGGTTTTTCATTTAAGGGTGATCCTGAAGATTTGATTCGTGCAGGTCAACATGAACTTGCTGATTCTGCTGGTTTTTCTATTCGTGAAATGAACGCCCCAACGAATGTGTTGTCTCGTGAACAGAAAACTGGTGTGTGGACTCGTTACGAAATCGGTAACGGGCCTGAAGCTTTTGGTAAGGCTGTTGCTGCTGAGATGGCTTTGCTTCATGGCGATGAGGCTATGAGAATCGCTGCTAAAGGTGAAGCTGCTCCTGGCAAAACATTGACAGAAACAATTTTAGATTGGGTTTCTACAACGCCTGAAGGCGAAAAATATATTCGCACAATGCAAAACATTTGGACTAACCGAACAATTATTGATCCTTCTACTGGCTCACCTGTCCGTGGGTCTGCAACGTTTATTGATAAAGCAGGCAGAATCAATTTAGACGAAGTAGCAGAATATATTGAAAGTGTTACTTTTGGTCGTCTTGCTCAATCAACCGGTAATGATCCTCGATTGTTAGAAGTTGTTGCTAATGGATCGTGGACTGACTCACAAGGAAAAATTATTGACGCTTTGTTCAAACATCGAACAGGTGAAATCAAGGGTTACAGCGACGAATTTTTGAGCGAGATAAATACGATTGTCAAAGACCCAAACATTCAGTTGACTAAATGGTATAAAGCACAAGTCACTGTTTCTGCACAGGGTTATCAAGGTCGGCTTGCACCAATTGTTAACGGGATGGATAAAGCCGTTGATATCTTTTTTGGTTCTCTATACCCGAAACGTGAACTGTTTTTGAATAGGTCTCCTGTTTTTAGACAACAATACTTTAATGTTATTGACGAATTTCTTGATGAACTTGCACCTGGTCAAGCAACAGAAATTTTGCGTAGTGTTCAAGACGCAGCCAAAGCAGCCAAAGTAACATACGATGTCAAATTTTTGGAGAAATATGTTGGCAGTAAAAAGTTGGCACAAAAACTGTTGGACAAAGATTCAGGAAAGTTGCCATCAAAAGGCAATCTTATGCGCGAAGAACTTGATGCTTACGCCAAAGGTTACGCATTAGACGAAACCAAAAAACTGTTTTATAACGCAACCGAAAAATCTAACTTTGCTGACATCATGCGAATCATCGCACCGTTCGGTTCAGCGTGGGCAGAAGTAACAAAGAATTGGGCTAAAACATTATCCACTGACCCCGAAGCTTTCAAACGAACAACTAAGACTGTACAAAGTCTTACAACCGCTGACCCTGATAATGACAGTCGAGGGTTCTTCTACAAAGACCCAACAAGCGGGGAGTATGTTTTTAACTATCCACTATCAGAAGATTTTGCACCGTTCCTTACCGCCGGTGGAGCAGCATTGGGTTTCATCGTTGGTGGAGTGGGTGGCGCAGTCGCTGGTGGGTTTGCAGGATCTAAACTTGCTGGCCCTGTTAATGCTGGTGTCGGAGATTTAGGTGTCAATATGGTCGCCCCAGCAAAATCTTTGAACATGGGTTTACAGTTAACCCCTGGTGTAAGCCCATTTGTTCAATTCGCAGCAAACAAAATTCTTCCACAAAAACCGTCTTACGACTGGGTAAGAAAACTTGTTATCCCTTATGGCGCACCAGAAGTTGACTGGGTAATTATGCCATCATGGTTCAACAAAGCGATGGAAGCATGGGTCGCTAATCCTGACAATGATCGTCTTTTTGGTGACATGACAATGCAAGCTATGGAAGCTTTAGCAATGAGTGGCAAATATGATTTGACGACTCTTGCTGGTGGTAAAGAATTAGAAGAAGACGCTATTGATAAAGCTCGCTATCTTTTAGGTATGCGAGCCTTCGGTCAGTTCCTCGGCCCGACTCGACCTGTACCAAAAGTTGAAGTTCCGTTATTGGAAGAAAAACGTCAACAAACTATTACTGTGGGTGAAGAAAAGTTAGATTTATCCAAAGTTGACATTCACGGTGCAGAGTTAGCGAAATATTTTAGGCAACTCCAAGACGAAGATTACGATACTGCTGTACGCAAATTTATGGAAACTTTCGGTGACGACGCTTTCCTATATATGGCAGGTAAAACTAAGTCAACTGTTGGCGGTTTGGATGCTTCAAAAGAGTTCGCTGCGTGGGAACGTGACAACAGTAAGTTCTTTGATACCTATAAAGAAGTCGCAGGGTATTTCGCTCCTGTAGGTTCAGAGTTTGATTATCAGGTTTACACACGACAAATCGAACTTGGTTTGCGTGAAATGTTAGAACCTGACGAACTTATTGAGGAATCTCAACGTCTTGTCGGTGTCGCTTTATATCGTGAAGTTGTGCGATACGCTGGCCCTAAACCATCTAAAGAAGAAAAACAAATCATTTCTGATTACCGTAAAGATTTATATGAGCAGTACCCTGGTTTTGAACGTGCCGATATCAACACTAATAAAACACCTGCCGATATCAGTGTTCTGTATGAAGCTGCTTTTGATAGTCGTATGGATGACAACAATATTGCTATTGCTGCCCGCCAGTATTTAGATGTTCGTGATTTTGCTTTAGAGATCGCTGCTGAACGTGGTGTCGGTTTGGGTGCTGAGGCTAATAGTGATTTGACTGGTATTTTGCGTCAAGAAGGCGAACGTTTGGTGGGTCAGTATCCGGAGTTTGCTCGATTGTGGGATCGTATTTTGTTCTCTGAAGTGGATTTAGAAAGGTAATTTATTATGGCTACACGTAAAATCAAAGATGGCACACCGCCGACTACTACTCCTCCTGGTTCTGCTGGTACGACGAGTGCTATAGAGAACTTAGGTAATGTACAAGGCAAAGAAGCTGCTAGCGAAATTGTTACTTATACTCCTGGTCAACGACTTAGGGTTGTGAACGGTAAATGGGAAGTTTATAACGGGCCAGGTCTTGTAAACGCTAAAGGTAAACTTGAGTTAGTTCAAGGTTCGCCTTTCTATTACGATCTTGAAAATGAACCTGGTCGTCTTTGGGCATCATATAACCCTAGAGAACGTGCCGCTAAAATGGAACAACTTGTTTCAGCAGGGTTTTTATCTAAGGCTGGTGTTGATGATTATAGTTCTCAGTTAAACGGTATTGCTCAATGGTTGCAGTCGTCTAACTATTTAGGTTTGGAGAAAGAGAACACTCTTTCAACTCTTATTGCTGGTGGGCCTGCGATTAAACGTGGTAGTGGTGGCAGCACACCTAGTTATGTTATTTCTAACCCTGAAGAACTAAAACTTATTGCTAAAAAGGTGTCTCAGGAAACTCTTGGTCGAGAGTTAAATGATGAGGATGTAGACCGTTTTGTGAAGGCGTATCAGGCTCAGGAGTTGCAAGCACAAAAGGCTTCTGGTGTTGTTACTCGTGTTGCTGGTTCTGATGTTGCTGCTCAACAGTTTGCTGAACAAACTGCGCCCACTGAAGCTAAGGCATATGAGTATCTTGGTTATATTAATAAGTTCGTTGATGCGATTGGAAGTTTGTGATGGCTACTAAAAAAGTTGAAGGCACTCCTCCTGTTGGCCCTATTGATATTGGTGGTTATGCTCCTGGTGCTGTAGGCAAGTTTGATAAGTTTGTTCCTAAAAAGAAGGATAAACCGAAACCTGAACCGAAACCTGAACCTTCTGGCCCCCCAGATTTGTCTGGTGTCAATTGGGAAGATGTAGGCAAATTGATGACAGCAAACGGGATACCGATTCCTGGTGCTGAAGTTGATTGGGAGACAGCCGCTAAAGAACAATATGGTGGCTATTACTCGTTAATCGAAGGCTCAACAGAATTGAGAGAACTGTTAAAAAATGCTGTTGAAGGTAAATGGTCTGAATCTAAATTTACTTATGAATTGCAACAGACGACATGGTATAAAACTACTTCTGCGTCAACACGAACATGGGATGCAAATAAAGCACTTGACCCTGCTACAACACAGCAACAAATTGACAACCGTTCAGCAACTATTCGTGAAACAGCATTAAATCTTGGTGTCAGTCTTGATGATGCGACAATTAAAAAAATGGCTGAGGATAGTTTGCGTGGATCGTGGGATACACAAGTTCTCAATAACGCTATTGGTGCAGAAGCATCAAAAACTTCTGGTGGTATGTCAGGTTTAAGAACAGGTTTCTTGGGTCAACAATTGAAACAAACCGCAGCCGATTACGGTATCCAGTTATCCGATCAAACATTCAACACTTGGGTTGACAAAGTTGCTCGTGGACAAGAAAATACAAAGTCGTTTCAACAGTACGCTTTGAATACTGCTAAAACATTGTTCCCTGGTATCGCCACACAGTTGGATCAAGGTTTAACATTTGGGCAAATCACCGATCCGTATAAGCAAGCGGCTGCTCGAACATTAGAAATGAACCCTGATACCATTGACTTCACTGATCCGAAATGGTCTAAAGCAATCACGTTCACTACCGACAAGGGTGAACAGCGGCCTATGAATTCTAATGAGTGGGGAACTTATCTCCGTTCAGAACGGTCATTGGGTTACGAGTACACTAATGAGGCTCGTTCACGGGCATACCAAGTCACATCCGGTTTAGCAAACCTTTTCGGAAAGATATGATATGAGCGATACAGGCGCACCACAGTCAGCATATGCCATCATTGGGCAAGACTTAGAACGCTACGGTTTAGGTAGCCTCACACAGTTCGTGAACGATCTTGTGTTCAAAGAGAACGTGTTAGATGAGAACATCATTCGTGGTCGTATGCGTGAAACTGAGCAGTATAAGACAAGGTTCGCTGGCAACGAGGCTCGACGCAGAGCAGGATATAACGTTCTGTCAGAGAACGAATACTTGTATTTGGAGAACGCTTACCGTCAACAGTTACGTTCTGCCGGTATGCCCCCAGGTTTCTATGACAGCAACGACGATTTCACTGCGATGATCGGTGGCGACATTTCGGTTGCTGAACTTGCCACCCGTGTCAATCAGGGATACGAAGCAGTCAAGAACGCTGACCCGCAGGTCATCCAAGAGATGCAACGGTTATACGGTGTGAACGACAGTCAACTGGCCGCCTACTTCCTAGACCCTACGAAAGCTGCTCCTATGCTTGTTGAGCAAGCTAAGTCTGCCCAAATCGCTTCTGAAGCTACCAGGCAGGCAGGATTGGCTATCACAGCCCAGCAGGGTGAGCAGTTGGCACAGGCTGGCATCAATGTGGAGCAGGCTCGACAAGGGTTCGCTACGCTCGGTCAGGCACAAGAACTGTTCAACCCTCTTGCCGGCGAACAAGGTGTCGGTATGACTCAAGAGGAACAGATCGGGGCAGTGTTCGCTACTGACGCTGCTGCTGCTCAACGCCTCCGTAAGAAGCAAGCGGAACGAACCGCAGCCTTCCAGGGTGGCGGAGGTTTCGCTGGGCAAGGTCAAGGACAAACCGCTTTAGCGTAGGTACTTGCATCCTACAAATAATGTGCTACACTTAATCCGATGCCAATAGGCAGGAACACCTTAACGGGTTGTAAGCAGCGAACCGCCATGCCTCCGTGGTGGTTCTGGGCAAAGGAGTGTACATATGGACAGCGACATCGAATTCGATGAACAAGAAACAGGCCGAAATCCTCTGCGTGATCGCATGAAGCAGCTTGAATCGGAAAACGCAGCACTGAAGGCTAGGGCCGACGAAGCCTCTAACGCCGCACGTGAACTAGCTTTCGTAAGAGCAGGAGTTGATTCTGCCGATCCGATGGCAAAGTATTTCGTGAAGGCTTATGACGGTGAACTTTCCCCTGATGCTATTAGAGCCGCTGCTATCGAAGCGAGACTTATCCAAGATACTAAGGCTGCACAGGTAGCGCAGGAAGCTAAAGGTTGGGACAGAACCAATCAGGCCGCTTCCGGTAACACTGTTGGTGAAGCCCCTGTGGACATGGTGACTCGGATCAGTAAGGCTACTAGCCAAGCTGAGATTGAGATGTTGCTGGAAGAAGTAAGGTCTCTCCAACAAAACTAGCCCCGAAAGGCAAATCTCATGGCTTATACAGAAACATCCTCCCTATCAGTTGACCAGGTGGCGTTTGATCGCCTGGCTTATTTCGCTCTCCGTTCAGAACTGTTGTTCGATGCGGCTGCGGATGTCCAACCGACGCAACAGGCTATGCCTGGTACTGGCGTAACGTTCACGATCTTCAACGATCTTGCTACCGCTACCAGCACCTTGTCGGAAACCACTGACGTTACTGCTCCCGCTTTGAGCGATTCGCAGGTTACGGTTACCCTCAACGAATACGGTAATGCCGTTATCACCACCGCTAAGTTGCGTGGAACTGCTTTCCTTGACGTTGACTCGGCTGCTGCTAACATCGTTGGTTACAACGCTGGTGCTTCAATTGACGAAGTTGCTCGTGAAGTTCTCGCTGGTGGATCAAACGTGATCTACGGTGGTGGCGGATCAAGCACCCCAACGAGCCGTACCACGGTTAAGGCCGCTGACATCATCGAAGCTAACGACATCCGTAAGGTGACCGCACAGCTTCGTGGTGCTAACGTTCCTACTTTCAACGGTTTGTACATGGCTTACATCCACCCCGATGTTGCTTATGACTTGCGTCGTGAAACTGGTGCTGCTGCTTGGCGTGACCCGCACGTGTACCAAGATACCTCGAACATCTACAACGCCGAAATCGGTGCTTTTGAAGGTGTCCGTTTCATCGAAACTCCTCGTGCAAAGGTGTTCCAGAACGCTTCTGACGGTTCGGGTTCAACCGGAACTATCGAAGTTTACTGCACTCACGTGATGGGTCGTCAGGCTTTGGCTAAGGCGTACTCGTCAATTGACGGTAACGGTGCTGTCCCGAAGGTTGTTCGTGGCCCTGTGGTTGACACCTTGAACCGTCTCCAGCCAATCGGTTGGTACTGGTTGGGTGGCTACGGTCGTTTCCGTGAGGCTTCGTTGCGCCGAATCGAGTCTGCAAGCTCTCTCTGAGTTTGTCCGGTGTGAAGGCTGGGTGGTGCGATACAATGGTGTCGTGCCACCCAGTTTTTCTTTTTGTAGGAGTGTTTGATGAGTATTTCTAATTATGGTGAGTTAGCGTTTCTTAATACGTTGCGTAACACTTCGTTTGCTGTGGCTACGCCGTATTTGAAGTTGCATTTGGGTGATCCTGGTGAGGATGGGACTTCTAATGCTGCGGTTGAGGCGACTCGTAAGTCGGTTTCGTTTAGTGCTGCGTCGGGTGGTTCGATGGTTTCTAGTGCGACGGTTGAGTGGACTAATGTGTCTACGACTGAGACTTATTCGCATTGGTCGTTGTGGGATGCTTCGACTAGTGGTAATTGTTTGTGGAGTGGTGCTTTGGCTTCGTCTGCTGCTGTGACTGCTGGGGATACGTTCCAGATCACTAGCCTTACATTGTCGTTGGACTGATTGTAGTTGGCTACTTCGTTTCCTACTGGGCTTGATGCTTTAACTAATCCGACTTCGGGTAATACGCTTGCGTCGCCGGATCATGCTGGTCAGCATGCTGATGCTAATGATGCGATTGAGGCGTTGGAGGCGAAGGTTGGTGTTAATGGTTCGGCGGTGACTTCATCGTTGGATTATAAGATTACTAACATTAATGCTTCTAATCTTACTAGTGGTACTGTTCCTGCTGGTCGTATGAGTGGTTCATATGCTGGTATTACTAGTGTTGGTGCTTTGGGGTCATTGACTGTTACTGGTGATGTGACAGTTGATACTAATACTCTAAAAGTTGATTCAACTAATAATCGTGTTGGTATTGCTAATGCTAGTCCCGCATATACTTTAGATGTTAACGGTACAGTTGAGGCTACACAGTTCCTTCAGGGTACGGATTACCATAGTCCATATCAGGGTTTCCGTAACAAAGTTATTAACGGCAATTTTGGTGTTTGGCAACGAGGCACATCAGTAGCGATTAGCACTCAGGGTTATACCGCTGACCTCTGGTATCACCAATCTTACAATGGTGCAACCATTAGTCGTCAGCCAACATCAGATACAAGTGTTTTACCTAATGTTCAATATTGTGCAAGAGTTCAACGCAATAGTGGTGCAACAGCAACAAACTTCATGTTTTTTACTCAACCAATGGAAACACAGGAGTCAATTAAAGTTTCAGGGAAAACTGCAACTCTTTCTTTCTATGCTCGTAAAGGCGCAAACTTTCCTTCAGGTGCGGGAGCGTTTCAAGCAACATTGTATTACGGTACAGGAACAGACCAAAATCTTTTTGTGTCAGGTTACACAGGTTCCGCTGTAGCGTTCTCAACTACTTTTACATTGACTTCATCGTGGGTAAGATATTCGATTACGGGCACTATACCTACAACTTCAAAAGAATTAAGTCCGCTTTTTGGTTACACTCCTACTGGTACTGCTGGTGCTAACGAATATTTTGAGATTACTGGAGTCCAGTTGGAAGAAGGTAGTGTTGCTACACCATTAGAGCAGCGACCTATGCAAACTGAACTAGCGTTGTGTCAACGATACTACCAAAAAAGTTATGCCACTAATACTGCTCCTGCAACTGTAACTGACACAGGACATTATTCTTTCTATGGGACTAGCAATGTGTTTGCTATCATGCTTGGCACTATCCAATTACGAGTGCCGATGCGAGTTGCCCCAACAACAATTACTTACTACCGAAATAGTACTGGCGGGGTGGGATGGGATTATTTTAACACTAGCGGTGGTGGTAGCGGTACACCGACTACTGCTTATGCTTCAGAAACAAGTTTTACACCCTATTTAAGCCTTGCTGGTGGCTCTTATGTAGGTGGCGGTATATATGGTCATTGGATAGCATCGGCGGAACTATAATGAAATACTTTACTCAACAAACAATCGGTTTAGATGGTCAACCGTTTACAATCGTAATGCTTAAAGATGGCGCACAAATAACACAGTATGACGAGAACCTTGTTTGGCAAGAATATTTAGCATGGCTCGCTGAAGGTAACACCCCCGAAGAATGGTCACCGGAGAGCTAATGGCTCGCCTATATAACGACCCACTATTCCTCTACAACGCCAGCAACCTCACCTACAACGGTGTAGTCACATTCACCCAAACCGCCACAGGTTCAGGTACAGGCACAGAAACCGCTACATCGGCCAGCACACGAGCAAGAATCGCTACAGGTTCAGGTACGGGAACAGAAACTGCCGACTCGAACATCAACCCAGTCCGTACCGCTACAGGTTCAGGAACAGGCACAGAGTCAGCCACTCGCATCCGTGTACCAGTACGTGCCGCTACAGGCTCAGGTGTAGGAGGATTCGACTCCACCGGACTACACATAGCACCACGAACTGCAACAGGGTCAGGTGTAGGCACATCGCTTAACAGTATCCTCCACAAGAATTTGCGTACCGCTTACGGTGCAGGAGGATCAACAACCAGCGACACCGCTGTCGGTTTACACATCGCACCTAGAAACGGAACAGGCTCAGGATTAGGAACAGAAACCGCATCCCGTATCCGTGTACCAGTCCGTACCGCCACAGGATCAGGGGCAGGAACACAAACCGCCACCTGGACTAAATCACTCATCTTCCGCACACCAGTCGAAGACAGATTCCCGTGGGACAACTACCGCAACTCCGAACCCGCACACCGACTATTCGCCAAAGCCAACCAGGGATATCGAGCAAGAAACATCTTCCGACTCAACACCGGTGCATACACCAACACCGATCCGTTAGACCCCACACTCGTAGACAAAGTGTATTACGGCGGTCACGACTACTATGTAGACCAAACCGAAAAAGATCAGCTAGTCGCAGCAGGGTATACTGTCACCTGATGCCTACGTTCACCCCGCCCACAGACGCATATCTGAACCTCACCGACTTTGATCTAGACACCCCACCGACAGAGAACATGCGGGTAGCGTTTCGACTGCTACGCCATTTTGCGTCGTTGCCTCGTGGCAGAAATGTCTATAAACTAGATGACAACTCATATACCGAAAACGATCCTGCTGACTTTGACACAATCCAAATCAGTTACCTCGGTGGACATGTCTACACAGTTTCAGATGCTGAAGCTGCCAGCCTGACCGCCGCAGGATACAGCGCATACATCACCTGACTATAATAAAACTATGATTAAACACCAAGAAACCCACCCCACTCTTGATGTCGAAGGCTGTTTCGCATGCCGTATCTCAACGGTATCAATGGACTCGTCATGCACCCCCAACCGTCGCAGTGACGCAGCCCGCATCAACGCCACAGAATCCCGATGGGACAAAGACATGGCCGCCTACAAACGCCTACGGGCAGACGGGCTACAACCCAACAAAATTGATGGTGCAGCCAACGTAGAGAAAAAGGCTGAGACAGCGTTCCAAGTGGAATCAGGCCACGTGTGAAACACCCTTACGACATCCAGGGTGTCAACATCCCTCATGTCGGCTACGGCAGGATGATGCAAGAAATACAGGATGTTGCTGTAGATCGCATTGACCAAACTGAAAACGCAGGAACAGTCGTATACGGTATGACTCCTGACATGATTAAAGGATCGTGGGAAGGTCAGTCAACCGCAGTGTTAACTATGTGGGAGACAGATGTTTTGCCTCCCCGTTTCGCTCGCCTTCTCCCCGCATATGATCGAGTCTTAGTCCCCTGCGACTGGAACAAAGAACTATTTGACGCTATCCACCCTGATGTCCATGTCGTACCGTTAGGTGTCAACCATGATGTGTGGAAACCCCAAGTAGTAGAAGATAACCCTAAGTTCAGGTTTATGACCGGTGGCTCAGGATGGTTACGCAAAGGTATCCCGCAGGTGGTACAGGCGTTCCATGATGCTGCTTTGCCTGACAGCGAACTGATTGTCAAACTTCCCACCTATCTGTTTGATGACCCTAAAGAGTTCAACCTCGGCCCTAATGTGACCATTGTCAGGGATAACTTGTCGGTTGCTGAAGAACGAGACTTACACGCTTCTGCTGACTGTTTCGTGTCTGCTTCCAGGGGCGAAGGGTTCGGGTTGATACCGTTACAGCAGTTGGCGTTAGGTAACAGGGTGATCGCCCCTGCTACTACAGGACACCTCATGTTCTCCCACCTGTTCGACTATGCCCTGGATGCTTCCCCTGAGACAGCACACATGCAGACGTACAAAGATATCGGCAACTGGCTTGTCCCTAACCACGACCAACTGGTTGACAGTATGCGAGATGCTTACGCTAAGGGTCGCCCTACTTTCATTCAACGGCAAGCTCGGCATAAACGGACTTTAGGGTTTTCGTGGGATAACACTGTGGACAAACTGTTGACAGCCCATCCCCCTACAGGCATGTTGACTACAAAAAAGTGGAAACCTGCCGGCGAAAACCTGGTGTGTGTCAGGGCATTAAAAAAGGTTGAGGCTGACATAGGGGCACATAAGATCAGGATTCCGAAAGGGGAACTGAAATGGGTTCCGGTGTCTACTTTTGATGTTCTTGTGGAGTCGGGGAATGTTACCGAATTTGTGTGACAGAATAGGGTATACTTGGGGCTATGGCTGCCAAAAAGAAATCAACACCCTGTTGGGATAACTACATGATGGTTGGTATGAAAAAAGGCAAGTCAGGTAAACCTGTCCCTAATTGTGTTCCGAAGGCTAAAAAGAAGTGACTACAACAGGTACGATCCTTGATCGAGCCAACCAGCTTCTGCTGGCAGGTGTCGTAGAAGAACGCAACAAACTTGCGGTCTCTTGTGATGCCTCCACAACCACGCTCACGATGTCGTATGCGTTGGGTTCGCTTCGTGAAAACACTGTCTTTGAGATCGGTTCAGAGATGATGTTTGTTTGGGAAGCAAACAGTACTTCTAAAACTGTGACTGTTGAACGAGGTTACGGCGGGTCTGTTGCTGCTGCTCATACGGCAGGCGATATTGCTACGGTGAGTCCTCGGTTCCCTCGTGGACAAATGTTGACAGCATTGAACGCTGAACTGTCTGATCTATCGTCACCGCTAAACGGGTTGTTCCAAATCAAAACAGTAGACCTGTCGTACAACGGATCGGATCGCATGGTGAACCTTACGGGTGTCACCAGCATGATTGACCTATACGATGTCCGATACCGCTACCTGAACGACGACTACCCTGTAGTGCGTAACGTTCGACTACTACGAGACATGCCAACCGCAGACTTCGCTTCAGGGTTTGTTCTCGCTTTTGACTCCTATGTGCGTTCCGGTACTGTCCGTGTGATCTACAAAGCTCCTTACGGTACGCTCGCTACTGAAGCAACGGTACTTGACACAGCGGGTGTTGGCACAGAGTTAGAAGACCTACTCGTGTTGGGTGTCCAAATACGTATGGTTGCTGGTCGTGAAGTGAAACGTAACTTCACTGAATCTCAGGGTGACACTCGTCGTGCTGACGAAGTACCTGCTGGGTCTGTCACAAATAGCATCAACAACTTGTTGCGTTTGCGTCGAGATCGTATTATTGCTGAAGCATCTCGTCTTACCCGCCAGTATCCTCTGCGTTTCAGGAAGTAGCCGATGGCTACGCTAACTAGATTTACTACCCCATATGTGGGTGGGCCTGCGTTCTATACAGGTACAGGTATTTCAGGTTTAGTACCAGACATTTTCCCTGTCGCTATCGCTGGTCGACCGTACATGTTGGATTTGAAATCTGGTCGTTTCGGTCGTGCATTTGAACAACGATTGCGTGACTCTGCTGACGATTCCAATATTCCTGGTGAGGGTGCAATTAACCCGCAAGGTTTGTGGCGGCGTGGACAAGTCTCGTGGCATAAGGGTTCTGCACAAAAGTACGGCGATACCGCTGAGGGTGTTGACACTAGGTTTTATTCGTCTAAGAATATTGATCCGTGGACTAAAGGCCAGTTGTCAATGTTAAAGACAACTTCAGAAATTTTAGATTCTGCAAACACTAATTTACCTATGGTTGTCGTCGGTAGTTATTTGTATGTCGGTGACGGTAACACATTAAAATATACGACCAACTTGTCTAGTTGGACTAGCGTCACTACTGGTGCGCCAACGGCAGCGATTGAAGCGTTAACAACTGACGGTACAAAAGTTTTTGTTTCGTACAACAACAACGCTATTTATTCTTCTACTGCGGGTGGGGCTTCTGTCGCCCAATATTATCCGACATCAGGTTCAACCGCATATACCTACAACTCGTTGAAGTATGCGAAAAGCCGAATCATAGCTTTGCATGACAATCACATCCATTTACCTACCGGTTCGGGTGGATCACATACCCCGTTCTATGAGCATCCCAACACATCATTTGATTTTGTTGATTCTTGTGCTGGACAAAACGCTATCTATGTAGGTGGTAATGCAGGTTTAACCGCAATTGTTTACAAGATAACTGTTAAAGCCGATGGCACACTAAACGTTCCTGTTGTTGCTGCTGAACTCCCGTTAGGTGAAACTCTTTCTTCGTTGACCGGATATTTAGGTAATGTTTGTATCGGAACAAATAAAGGTATCCGTTTGGCTACTGCTGACAGTGAGGCAGATTTGATAGTCGGGCCTCTTTTGGAAACGACAAGCAGTGTCAAATGTGCGGTCGGTGACGGTCGTTTCGTATGGTACGGGTGGACAAACTTTGATGCGACATCTACAGGTTTAGGGCGCATTGATTTATCGCAGTTCAATAGTGTTAACGAACCTGCTTATGCTTCTGATCTTATGGCTGATGTCCAAGGTGCAGTAAACGCAGTAGTTAACTGGGGTGAATACCGTGTGTTCTCTGTATCAGGGCAAGGGTTGTATCGTGAACATGCCACCAATCTTGCGTCAACAGGATATATAGAAACAGGTTCATGGCGTTGGGGAATCCCCGACCCCAAGTTCGCTACCTTCGTAGACTTCCGTACCCTACCGCTAACAGGGTCACTCACGTTCGCTTTGAACCTTGACAACGGTGGCTACGAATCTTTAGCAACCTTTGATACTCCTGGTGTGACAGAGAAAACTCTTGACGGTTCAGACACATCATTCGGTGAAGCAGCTTTCAAAATTACTTTTACTCGTAGTGCTACTGACTCAACTGTTGGGCCGACATTGACTCGTTGGCAAGTTCGTGCGTTCCCTGCACCTAAACGATCAGAACTGTTCTCTGTCCCCATTTTGTTACACCAAAAACTTAATCGTGCAAACAGAGAATATTATTACGATGTCAACAATGAGTTAGCGTTCTTACGCAATCTTATTGCCGATACTCGTATTACTACATACCAGGAAGGCGAAGAAACATTCAAAGTTATTGTTGAAAACGTCGAATGGATACCAGTTGACTCTCATCTCAAAAACTGGATTTTTGATGGTACAGCAGTTATTACTTTACGTTCACTTACAGCATAAGGATTATCATGGCAAAGACACGCAGATCATATAAGGGTGGTGCAGCAAGCACTACAACAGGTACAAGTATCGCAGCATCGGGAGCGACAACGTTTACTATTGCTGCTTATACGGGTTGGCCTTACGGTACGCCACCGTTTTTTGTGGTGGTTGAGCCTGGTACTTCTAACGAAGAAAAGATTTTGGTTACTCGTGCTGGTGCTACTGATACGACGATCAATATTTATGCGACTCCTTCTGTTGCTGCTAATCGTGGCATGGATGGTACGGCAGCGTTCTTGCATGCTTCCGGATCAACTGTTTATCCTGTGTTTACTGCTACTGATGCTGATGAGGCTAACGAACTTGCTTCGACGTTAACGACGCAGGGTGACATTCTTATTCATGGTGCTTCTACGTTCGCTCGTGTCGGTATTGGTACTGCGGCTCAGGTGTTGAAGGTGAATAGTGGTGCGACTGCTCCTGAGTGGGGTCAGGTCGCTACTGCTGGTATTGCTGATGATGCTATTACTGCTGCGAAGATTGCGGCTAATGCTGTTGGTTCTTCAGAGTTGGCCGACAACGCTGTTGATACTGCTGCGATTGCTGACAGTTCTGTTACTTCAGCGAAGATCGCTGACGGGACTATCGTTGATGCAGACATTAACGCTTCGGCTGCTATCTCCCCATCTAAAGTTGCAGGCGTTTTCATCACTGGTGACAGTTCCAATAACACTATTACTATTTCGACTTCTGCTCCTACGGGTGGAAGTTCCGGAGATATTTGGCTGAAGTATTAATTATGGCTACTTATGTTAAAGACGGATCAGGTTGGCAGGAGTTAGCTAGTTTAGATCGCCCTTACGCAAATGTTTCTGGTACTTGGCAGCCTGTCAAGAATGTGTATGCGAATGTTTCTGGTACGTGGCAGGAAACGTTTGCATATTTTGAGACTTCTGGTGGTACTTCTTATGATGCTGGTAGCGGTTACACGGGTGTCTATTTTACTGCTAATGGTACTTTTACTATTTTGGAAGGCACTAGAAATATTGAGTTTGCAGTTGTTGGAGGAGGAGGAGGAGGCGGAGGCACTGGTCGTAGTACCGCAAGAAATAACCTTGGATATGGTGGCGGTGGTGGTGCTGGAGGATTTGTTCAATCAACATCTACTAATTTAACTGTTGGTAGTTATTCAATTACTGTTGGTGGTGGTGGTGCTGGTGGAGTGCCTGCGAGTACCTCACTTATGAGTGGTATAGCCACTGGTGGAAACGGTAGTGCTGGTACTTCCTCTACGGTTGTCTTTAGTGGTAGCACACTAGTTAGTTCTGCTGGAGGCGATGGAGGAAATGGTGGTCGTGGCAGTTCCTCAACATTCACAACCAATCTCGGAGGGACAGGTGGTGCAATGGTTCAAGGCACCGTTATTTCTGGTGGGTCAGGCTTTAGTTCCTCAGGAAGTTTGTCCAATCAAGTTAACAGAGGGGGTGGAGGTGGAGGAGTTGGCGGTACGGGTGGAAACGCAACATCAACCATTACTGGAGCAGCAGGTGTAGGTTATACAGCCCCTGGTGGTGGCTGGAGCAATCTCCCAGGAGTATCTTTTGGTGGTGCAGGTGGTAATGATACTGCTACATACCAATACCCTTACAATGGTACTGGTGGAAATGGATCTGTCGGGTACGCCTCAGGTTCTACTGGCCTTGCAGGATACGTCTACCTGAGGTGGTTAACATGAGTCATTGGGCACAAATAGACGAAAACAATATTGTTATTAATGTGACAGTAGGTAACAACGACGAACCCGACGAAGGTTACCAATGGCTGCTAGACAATATTGGTGGGCGTTGGATTAAAACATCTATTAACACTTTTGCTGGAGAACACTCGCAAGGTAAAGAACCGGTCAGGTTTAATTATGCTGGTATTGGCTACACCTATGATGAAACACGGGATGCTTTTATTCCGCCAAAACCTGAAGAACACGAATGGGTTTTGAATGAAACAACATGTCAATGGGATATTGTTGAACCAACAACAAAAGAATAATAATTTCAAATCTACAATTAGATGCCAATTATTTGCAACTAGAAAGAAAATATAATGACAACATATCCTGTACTACCCATCATCATGCCCGCCGATCTTGCAGGTCAAAAGAACGGCGAACTCAACCCCGCTTTGCTACGAGACATCAAAGCACCCAACGGCAAACTGCATCGTCTAGCAGCTACCGCATGGAACGCCATGCAACTCGCCGCATACTTTGACGGGATCGAATTGAAGCATGTTGGCGCATACCGCCCTATCACTGAACAGATCAAGTTGTTTAACACTCGTTATCAGGACACACCTACAGGTCGTACTCCACAAGTGACCCGCAAATATATGGGTAAGACATGGTATTTGAAGAAAGGTTTTGCACCCGCAGGTACTCCCGCCACCAGTAATCATGGGATTGGACTCGCAATCGATGTGGCCTCAGCGTCAGGGACACGTTTGGCGTGGTTGCTCGGTGACGGATTCATGACTTCTAACGCCCTAAAGTTTGGTTTCTCATGGGAAGTTGCAGACTCCAAAAACCCAAACAGCGAAGCATGGCATATCCGCTATGT